AAGAAGAGAATAGCGAAAGCGGTATGGATCAGATTTTGAAAACGATTTCTGGATTCTGGAATAAAGAAGCAAAGAATTTCACAATTGGTGGAACTAGAGCAAAACAAAAAGTAGTCAAAGCATTCAAGGATGGTGAGTTCCCAAATGCTACTGAGGAAGATGTTAAAGCAGTTCTACGTAAGATTGAAGAATTAGACCCAAGTACTAGTGAGCACGAGGGTATTATGAAATTGGCTGGTGTACCAACAATCGAAGTTGACTTTGATGGAAACACACCGAATGTGGGTATGGCTCAGATGGGCTCTGCAGATAACTCGCAAGGCAATGCTCTTGCAAGAATAATTCAACTATCAAAAGGAAGATAATATGTCAAAGCAAACAATTTCAGAGAGCCAACTACGTTCTAGTGCGGCTAGATTGCGTGATTACATCGCAATTGTTGAAAGTGAACAACAAAACGAAACAGCAGCAACCGCTGGACAAGCAGTTGGTAATGCAGCAGGTACTGCCGCAGGTGTTGTTGCAGCACCAGTTAGAGCTGGTATTGAAGCTGGTCAAGCAGTTGCTAACCAAGCTGGTAAATGGTGGGATCAAGCCAAGCAAGGTGTTTCAAACTTTGCACAAGGTATTTCACAAGGCGCACAACAAGGTTGGGCTGCAACTGATCCAGCTAAATTGGTTGGTGGACAAGCAGCAGCTAAGACAGGTACAACTACAGCTAAACCTGATCCAGCAGTATTGAAAATCCAACAAGATTTGATTGCAAAGGGTGCTAAGATCAAAGCTGACGGTATCATGGGTCCAGCAACAAAGGCAGCTCAAGCACAGTTTGGTGGTCAAGCAGCAGCAACTCCACAAACTCAAACACAACAAAACTTCGCAGCAGCAGGTATGGCAGGTCAAGAAATGCGTACACCAGCTGAGATCGCAGCATCACAAGATTTGTTGTCAGCAAATGATGGTTCTACTACACCTGGTGCAGCAGCACAGCCACGTAATCCAAATGCAGGTGCAGCACCAGCGGCTCCAGCAGCGGCAACAAGTGAAAGTGTTACTTACAAAAACGAAGATTCACTAGCTAGAATTATACAACTTTCTCGTTAATAAATGAGCGAAAAAGTTCGCTTTTAAGTAGCAAAAAACTTGAAAGACTAAATAAAAGTGCGTACACTAACATGTATGCACTTTTTGTTTATGTAGTACATATTCAAATATTAGGCAATTAAGCAAAACACAAAGGCATATTATAGGAGAATTATTATGGCAACTTTGGCTGAAATTAGAGCAAAACTTAAGGCTTCTGAACAACGTGGTTCAGACAACAACAAACAATCCGGTGGCGACAATTCAATTTACGCTTTCTGGAATCTAAAAGAAGGCAGTGAATCTGCACTTCGCTTCTTACCCGACGGTAATCAAGACAACACTTTTTTCTGGGCAGAACGTGCAATGATTAAATTGCCATTTGCCGGTATCAAAGGTGAATCAGAATCCAAACCAATTACAGTACAAGTACCATGCATGGAAATGTATGGCGATGCCTGCCCAATCTTGGCAGAGGTACGTGGCTGGTTTAAAGATCCTGCTCTTGAAGACATGGGTCGTAAGTATTGGAAAAAGCGTTCATACATTTTCCAAGGCTTCGTAACAGAAGATGGTCTTAAGGAAGAAAACACACCAGAGAATCCAATTCGCAGATTCATCATTGGTCCACAGATTTTCCAAATCATTCGTGGCGCATTGGTTGATCCAGAATTAGAAGATCTACCAACTGACTTCGTTAACGGTTTAGATTTCCGTTTGAAGAAGGGTAGCAAGGGTGGTTATGCAGACTATGGTACATCAACATGGTCACGTCGTAATCGTCCACTAAGCGATAGCGAACAAGCCGCTATCAAGCAACATGGTCTTTACAACTTGTCAGACTTCTTACCTAAGAAGCCAACTGAAGTTGAATTGAAGGTCATGAAAGAAATGTTTGAAGCATCTGTTGACGGCGAACCATATGACATGGAACGTTGGGGTCAATACTTTAAGCCAGCTGGTATGGGCCAAAACACTGGCGATCCACAAAAACCAGCAACTCCTAAAGCTGCACCAGCAGTAACTACATCTAATGAAGATTATGATGATGAACCAACACCAGTTGCCAAAACAGCACCTGCTCCACAGGCAGAAGCAGCACCAGCAGCAAGTGGCGGTGATTCACGTGCCCAAGACATCTTGGCAATGATCCGTAATCGTCAAAAGTAATTGACTAATCCTGGGCCTAGTGCCCAGGTTATCATTTTAGGAGAATAACTATGAGTAAATTATCTAAATTATCAAAGGTAAACGAATCTATCACTGTCTATCGTTACGACAATGGTTGGATGGTCGAAGTTGGTGGTAAGGACAAAAAGGATGATTGGAAAACTGCAAAGATAATGTGCAATACTGAATCTGAGCTATTAGATATTATCAAAGAATACAACAGCATGGAGATCGACAACTAATGGCAACTAAAGCATTCGACTTATCAAAATTTAGAAAAACCCTAACCAAGAGTATTGAAGGGTTAGGTGTTGGATTTAACGATCCAACTGATTGGGTTAGCACAGGTAACTATGCGCTCAATTATCGTATCAGTGGTGACTTCCACAAAGGCGTGCCACTTGGTAAAGTAACTGTGTTCGCTGGTGAATCTGGCGCAGGTAAATCTTTTATCTGTTCAGGTAACCTAGTGCGTAATGCACAAGAGCAAGGTATTTACGTTATCCTAATTGATAGCGAAAACGCTTTGGACGAGCAGTGGTTACACGCACTTGGTGTTGATACAAGTGAAGATAAACTCTTAAAACTAAACATGGCTATGATTGATGATGTTGCAAAAACCATCAGTGAGTTCATGAAAGAGTATAAAGCTATGGCTGAGAAGCCAAAGGTACTATTTGTCATTGACAGCTTGGGTATGTTGTTAACACCTACTGACGTTGACCAGTTTGAAGCAGGTAACATGAAAGGTGACATGGGTCGTAAACCTAAGGCACTTACATCACTAGTTCGTAACTGTGTTAATATGTTTGGTAGTTACAACGTAGGTTTAGTGTGTACCAACCACACATACGCATCACAGGATATGTTTGACCCAGATGACAAAATCTCAGGTGGTCAAGGTTTTATCTATGCTAGCTCTATTGTTATTGCTATGCGTAAATTAAAATTGAAGGAAGACGAATCTGGTGATAAAACTTCAACTGTAAACGGTATCCGTGCAATGTGTAAGATTATGAAGACACGTTATGGTAAACCTTTTGAAAGTGTGGAAATTAAAATCCCATACGAGACAGGTATGAATCCTTATAGCGGTATTGTTGACATGATGGAATCTGCCAATCTCTTGCAAAAAGATGGTAATAGTCTTAAATACGTTACCAGCGATGGTGAAATTATCAAACAATTCCGCAAAGCGTGGGAACGCAATGAGGAAGGCTGCTTAGATAAGATTATGCTTGACTTTGCTGCTAACGCAGGAAAGAAGTCAACCGTTGCTGTATCTCAAGAGGAAAAAGACGAAAATGTTGAATGAAACACAGATTGGTGATATTTGGTTATTGTTTGCGGATTACATTGATAAGAAGCAAACAGATGCGGCTGCTGAGAGATTTGTTGACTTGTTAGCAGACTATGGCGTTAGTGATAGAATTTTACAAAACGCCACTGGTGTTGACTCAACACTTGATCAAGCCATCGAATATTATCTTGAAGACGACGAAGAAGACGAAGACGACGATTATAAGGAATTGGAGTTTTAATGGGCTGGTACTCTAAAGTAGCGAAGGACATATCTTATATTCCAGATGCAGTGGAACACTTTAAGGCTGAGTTAAACGAGGCTAAAGAAGAAGTTAAACTGCGTGGTAATGTAGAGAAGGCCGCGGCAGCAATGCCTGGTATTGTTGAAAGTAGATATGGACAACTTCAAGAGATTGAAGCTATACTAGAGTACCTTAACATTGAACTTCGACGATTAAAGAGTCAGCACTTTAGGAAGTATCTAGAAAACTACCAACGTGCTCTTAGTAGTCGTGATTGTGAAAAGTTTGTTGAGGGTGAAGCAGACGTAGTTGATTTCGAAAAGATTATCAATGAGTTTGCTTTACTCCGAAACAAATGGTTAGGTATTACAAAGGCCCTTGATCAAAAGCAATGGCAAATTACAAATATTGTTAAACTACGTGTAGCAGGTATGGAAGATGCAAGCATCTAAAAAAATTATTGTACTATCAGGCGGATTTGACCCAGTGCATAGTGGACACATTAAAATGTGTAACAGTGCAAAAACATACGGTGATTATCTCATCGTAGGTGTTAATAGCGATGCGTGGCTTACACGCAAGAAGGGACAACCCTTTATGCCATGGGATGAACGTGCAGCAGTTATTAGGAATCTGAAAGCTGTTGACGAGGTAATGGCATTTAATGACGATGACGGTAGTGCTTGTGACTTGTTAGAGAAAGTCAAAGCAGCATATCCAGGATATGAAATTATTTTTGGAAATGGTGGTGATAGAACACCTACAAACATTCCAGAAATGAGAGTTGAAGGAATTGAGTTCCAATTTGGGGTTGGTGGTGAAGACAAAGCAAACAGCTCAAGTTGGATTTTACAAGAGTGGAAAGCGCCAAAGACCGAACGTCAATGGGGTTACTACAGAGTATTACATGAGGTTTCTGGAACAAAGGTAAAAGAACTTACAGTTGAACCGGGACAAAGTTTGAGTATGCAGAAGCATCAGTTCCGTGCTGAATATTGGCACGTATCACATGGTGCATGTATTGTTCATTCGAGAATGGATAGTGGATATACACTCCCATCAACGTTGTTAAAAGAACACATGTACTTGCACATTCCAGTTGGGGAATGGCATCAATTGGTTAATCCGTATGATGTTCCATGCAAGATCGTTGAGATTCAATACGGTGCAAAGTGTATTGAAGAAGATATTGAGCGTTTAGTTCTTGACAAATAAGATAGTCAGTGTATACTATATACATGACGTACACTGACAAAATTTTACTCAACATAGTCGCAAATAAGAGCTATGAACTTAATACAGTTGTTCCATCACGCGAATCAAACGTATTAAAGAGTCTAGCAACCTCTGTAACAACTAATCTGTTTATTACGGAGAATCAATCTAGACTCTTGCTTAAAATCTTAAAAGAAACACACCAAATGTTTGGTGATATGTCACAAGAAATCATTGACACTATTGCCAACCCAACGTGGTCAAGACCTTTTAGAATGATTGAGCAAGTGAAAAAACTTTACATTGACAGAGAAGACGAGTCGAACCCAATGCTTATGATTGAGTTCACTTTTTCTGCGAATGTTAGAAAAGTAATAACACAACTCAGAGACGTTGATGATTTGACTCAAGATACTAACGGTAAGTTGTATCGTGCATCATTGACTGAGCGCAATATTATTACGCTAGTTGATGCACTTAGTCCATTGGATTTTGATATAGATGTAACTATCATGACTTACTACAATAGTATTAAGGAATGGACTGAAGACAGCATTAGGAATCAGTTTTTGCTCACAAACATGAGCAATCAAAACTTCCTAAAACACATCACTGCTGATTTAGGGGTTACTACTCCTATTGATCAAAATATTATCCATGACAGAAGTATCCGTTACAGATACTTTCCAGGTACTACCTTGGAAGATGATGGGACACTTACTAGAAAAATTGCCACTCGCGGCAAGTCAAAGTTTTGGGTTAACCGCAAAGAGCATACACTTGATGAAGTAATTGGCTCATTGGTTGATTTAAAACGCTTGCCATTGTTGGTTGTGTTTGATAGTTTTGAGCACACTAAATCACATGCTATCCTTTCTGAACTGTCAGAGATTTTTGATGCACATGGTCTAAAGAATATCGGAATCTATTTTAGATTACAAAATGCAGACAATGGCATCAAATTTAATGAATTAATAGCAGAAAAGCAGTATAATCAATACTTGGGCCCTGACACTGAAGTAGTCGGAGTTCAAAGCGGGAAGATTCCAAAGTTTCTTCTTAGCACCAATTGGAAGCCTATGAGTGTTTTAAGTATAGACTCACAATTGAGAAATAGCAAAACAGCAGTGTATGCTAGCTGTTGCGACTTAGTTATCACGTATTCTGAGTCGCCACCTATGGTCGAGAATACAGAGAAATGGTTGTAAGATTAGTAATTAAAGATGAAGTAAACATAAAGTTAGAGAACTTACCGTTAGATGCTCGCAAGAAACTTGCGGCTACATTTAAGTACGAAGATCCTACAGCACGTTATCGCCCTGCATATAAACTTGGCCGGTGGGATGGCAGCATTAGCTTGTTTGGTTTGGGTGGCAATGGCTACTTGAGCCAACTTGAAAAGATTTTAGAAGTACTTGGTAACATGGGTATTGACATTGATGATGTCGAAGACCAACGAATCCCAGTTGACCTAAAGTTTGAGAAAGTTGGTGAACGCTATTGGGCAGATCAAGGTAAAGTGTGGCCAAAAGGACATCCAGAAGAGGGTGAGCCTATTATGCTTCGCGACTACCAAGTTACTGCCATCAACTTATTCCTAGAGAATCCACAAGCATTACAGGAACTAGCAACAGGTGCTGGTAAGACTATTACCACCGCTACAATGTGCCACAAGTGTGAACCTTATGGTAGAACTATTGTAATTGTGCCTAACAAGTCATTAGTTGAACAAACTGAGGAAGACTTCGTCAACGTTGGGCTCGACGTCGGTGTATATTATGGCGATCGCAAAGACTTAAACAAAACACATACTATTTGTACTTGGCAAAGTCTTAACATTCTAGATAAGAAATCTAAATCCAGTGAGCATGAAATATTAACACTTGCTGAATTCCTTGATGGCGTTCAGACAGTTATCGTTGACGAAGTTCACATGGCTAAGGCAGATGTATTGAAGAATCTGCTAACACAGAACCTATCCAATGCTCCAATACGTTGGGGTTTAACTGGAACAGTCCCTAAAGAAGAACATGAATCAGCACGTATCTTCTGTAGCTTGGGTCCAGTTATTGGTGGTATTACTGCACATGAGTTACAAACAAAAGGTGTGCTATCACAATGTCATGTAAGCATTGTGCAATTATTAGATTTACCAGAGTTTAAAACTTACTCTGATGAATTAAAATATCTTGTCACTGATAAAGACAGGATGAAATATCTTAGCGAATTAATTACAAAAATCTCACTCACAGGCAACACTCTGGTCCTAGTTAACAGGATCGACACAGGCAAATATTTAGAAAGCGTATTAGAAGGCTCAGTGTTTATTTCAGGTGCAGTAAAGACAACTGACAGAAAGGCAGAATATGATGAAGTT